TCCTAGTTTTGAACAGCAACAAAACCAGGAAATTGCCAGGATCAAAGAGAACGTATCTAAAAACCTGCAAACTGATCCGAGGTTAAAAGGTACTCTTGCGGGTGATGCTTCCAGTATGATCGGCCAATCTGTGGCTGATATGGCGACCTTAGCAACGCCTGCATTGTGGCCAATGTTTGCAGCCAAAATCTCTAACCAGATACGCGACCAGGTTAAGGAACAGCATCCAGATTGGTCTGAGGATGAGGTGGCGAAACAGTCCACTTACGGAACGCTTGTCGCCACATTGGGACAAGTTGCGGCGGGACATATTTTCGGCACAGTAGCCGAACCGTTACTGGACTGGATCAAACAACCGGTATTAAGAGCTTTGGGCCACATAGGTGTGGGTGCTGCCGGAGGAGTTGGCTTAACTGCTGGGGGTCAGGCTGCTGTTAACATCGCCACCGGCCAACCGGTTGGGCAAGGTGTTGCTCAGGCTGCTGTTACCGGAGGATTGATGGGGGTAGCTGGTGGGATAATGCATGGACCTGGAGTAGGTGAATTGCGCAGACCTGCTGAGACTCGCCCCGAAGTGACACCACCAGCGCCAACGGAGCCAACCACTCCGACGAAGGGGCAATGGTTGCAATACCCGCCACCGCCAACCACTCCGGTAGAGCCACCACTTCGGCCAGTTACCGGGCCTGAGATAACTGGGCCGGAAACAACCCCGGAAACAATGCCTTGGTACAAGCCGGGGCCAATTGTTACGCGCGCGGAAGAACGAACGGCATTTACGCCCAGTGAATTGCAACAGGCAATTGCGGAAGCGCCTGAGCGAGGAACGACAGAACAGGTCGCACAATCTCTTAGGAATCTGTATCCGGAACCGGATTGGTCCAGACAACGTGCTTATTTACAGGAACAGCCCTATGAGCCTGTAGAAACGCTTCCACCGCTAAGAGAGCCGACAGAGCCGACGCCTCCGCCGCCTTCAGGTGAAGCGCAACCGTCGCGCGAACAGCCTGCATCTGTCGCCCAGGCGCCGACTCCGCCACACGCTGAAAAGCCTCCAAACGCTCTCCCGACCGAGCCCGCTCCGTTAGAACAGGGAACAGATAAATACGTTTCATCTATTGCTAACAGATTCGTACAACAAAAGGTTGAGGCGGGCGATATCGGTGAGATCGCTCCTGGCCAGGGTTACGCAACCAAGGATCTTGTTGCCACAGGGCTGAAAATGTCGCCGGAACAGGTTACCCAGCACATGTCTGATCTGATGCAGGGCGTTGGAGATCCGAAAGCGCAAGCAGCAGCTATCAGGGCAGAGGAAGCAAGGCTCAGTCAACGTTCGGCACAAGCTTCGAAAATTGCGGAAGCTAACCCCAGCGATGCTCAGGCACGCATCCAAGCCGATAACGCTTTTAACGATTTGACCGATTTCCACAATGGACCGCTCGCCAAGCTCAAGAACAATTGGCACGCATCTGGGATAGCCATGCAAGGCGAACACGAAGTAGATTTATCGACCTTCAACGGGCAGCGGGAAAACTGGCTGCGTGCTAACGACGGTAAACCTCCTCCGGCTGCTATGGAACCGGCCTTTCGTGAAAGTGCCGCTAGAGCCAGGAAAGTCATTGATGCTGAAAAGGTCGCTGCGAAAGCGTTTAGCGATGAAGTAGGTAAACCTCTGAGCATAAAAATTCCTTCGGCAGACGAGGCGCGGTCTAATATCATGGAGAGAATGGGCATTGGTCCCTGTATTGTGTGATATGGCAACTCCATGTTATAACGGGCCAAATCCCGTAAAGGATGAAGAGCGCCTGACAATATGGCGCTGGGCCAAGGAGAACGCTATCGATCAGGGAGCCTCGCTCGATAAGACCACTAAGATGATCAACGATCATTTTTTTGGTGGAGTCGGAAGACCGGAATGGATCAACGACATTCTGTCTGGACGTAAGACACCGTACCGACAGGTAGCTGATAAGCTATGGATGGCACAAGCCAACCGGCGCCGGATCATTCAGCAGGCACAGGAACTGTCCAGCAGACAAAGGACACCTGCCTTGCTTAAACCGATCAACTTTCTCACGGACCTTCCCAGGAAAACGGCAACATTCGGACATGCGGTTGTTTTCCCGGTATCGCATGCAGGCGATCTGGCACTCAGGCCGTCAACCTGGGAAACATTTTTCAGAGGCATTAAAAACACTTATGGCGGTGCGTTTGATCCGGCTGCCCATGCGCGAGTCATGGCTGCCATGGAGAATCATCCTCTTTTCAGAATGGCTTTAGAAAGCGGGCTCGACGTAGGCGCTAAATCTCAGGAGAGCGGGTTGATATCGGGCTGGTTAAAGGGCCAGTCTCAACGCGCATGGGATATGTTGAAGGCGATGCGCTTTGAGTTGTGGCAACGCCAGATGGATAAGCACATGGAACCCGGCATCAGCCATCAGCAAGCGGTTGAAATGGGCAAAAGCATAGCAGGCTGGGCCAATCATGCGACCGGCTCAGTCAAGACATCGATGGGTAAAGCTGGCAGTTTAATGTTTGGACCCAAACTGACCGCATCCAAAATCGCTCGTCTTACTGTCGATCCAGGCCAAACGGCTAAAACCCTTTTAGACTGGAAAAACGCAACACCTGGCGAAAGGACAGCAGCTAAGCTCCGACTTAGTGGTGCTGCGCAATATGTGGGTTCTCTGGCTGCGTTTCTCGCTGCTAACCAGGGGTTGCTGATGGCGACAGGATCAAAACAAAACATCAATTTCACTAATCCTTCGAAAAGCGATTTCTGGAAATTTAAAGCAGGCGGCCTGGAATTTGGTTTACCGGGAATACACAGCGAACTCAGGACCATTGGGCAAATCCTTGGCGCAGCTCATATGGGCTCTAAAGAGCTGCGTGGTGAATCACGGCAGTCCAAAATAAATGATATCGTTGGTCAGTACATCATGAATAAGGTCAATCCAGCCATAGGCTTAGGTAAGGATGTTCTTACGGCCGAAGATTGGCAGGGGCGTCCGATGCCATGGAACGAAGATCCAGGTAAAATCACGAAGTCCGGTTTCGACAAAACGAGGCTGAGTTGGGGCGAATTTGCGAGCAAGCAGCTCCCAATACCGCTGCAAGGCCCAGTAGGTTATTTTTATAAAAAACTGAAAGACGGCGGCGCTAGTGCCCTTGATGCATCAACCATTATTAAAGGACTGATATTGAGTGGAATGGGCGCAACCGGATTGCATGTCAGTGAAGAGCCTGGCGCCAAGAAGGAACCCTTGCAGCAAGCCATTCGCCGAACACGTACCGCGGCGCAACTGCAGGCGCGCTAGGTGTCAATCCAGGTCCCATCCGTTATCGGGCTCTTCGGTCTGAGGATTCCCGTCAGAATCCAGAAGCGGATGTTCTTTTAAATGTTCAAAGAAGCCAGCTAGTATGACCGTCAATACAATGACAAGGGCAATGTTACTCGCCCATTCGTCCTTGTTCTTCCAATTAAAGCATCGTGCGATAATTACTGCTAGGAAGAACCATGCGATTATCGGTATAACTTGTTCAGTTATTGTCATATAGTAATCTCTTATTAGCCGAGTCGGCCAAACGTTTTGCCCTTCGCGTACGAATATGGTCTTACTGGCTTGACCGACCCATTTAGCTAAATCACGGATCAATCCATTGGCCTGTCGATCCGTCTGGAGCGACCCAAACAAACTCGGCATCGCCGACGTGGTAGGTGTCGCCAATGTGGTTGCCGGTGAGCGGCAACGATTCCTGATCTGGCAGGGTTCCCAGGATTCTGATGCGCACAGATTCGCCATAAGGCATCCGGGCCTCCAGCCCGACAGGGAGAGCGCGGCGCACCTCAGGGGCGAAGAAGCGCTCATCGTTTGGAGAGCTCACCAGTAGAGGGGCAGGCTGCGGCACGGGCGTAGGCGTCGACACTGGGGTGGGCGTCGGCAATGTTGGAGCCGCGGGAGTAGCTTCGTCATGGCGGCGAAGGTCTGAGAGGCTCACCGCGACAACCAAGGCAGCTGGAATTGCGAAGGCGACCGCTATAGAGAACCAGGGGTGTTTCGGTCTGCGCACAGGGAGCGTAACTTTGAGGATGCGCGGCTGTCTGGGCGACACGAGCTCCGCGCGTACCTCGAGCGGCAGCTCACAATCAAAGCGTGCTGATTTGTTCCTGGTGGAACTTTTCATAGGTTCTCGCACTCTGTGCAGGTTTCGCCTTCGTAGACCTTGCTGTCGCACTGCGGACAGCGGGTGTAGTATGGGCCATCGGGAGTGCCATCCCAATCGGGAGCGGTGTCATGCGTACCGCCTTGGGCCGCCTATTCGCCCATCCCCATATAGGCCATCATTGTCGATGATCCCGGCCAGCGCATCGCAAAGAGAACAAATGCCAGTTTTCAATTTGTCGATCTCCGCGTTACGCCGGCCGATTTCACGCCGAAGCGCTCCAATCTCGGTATCCCGCAATTCGAGGAGTCTCTTCAGACGACTGATTTCGTCCATTGCTTCGCTATAGGCTTCGTCTCGGATGTCGTTCATTTTGTAAATATTGTTCAACAATATCATTCGACGGGGTGGCGTCAAACTTTAGCGAAAAAAAAGGCCGCTCTGGCATCGGCACCGAGCAGAGCGGCATCACAGGATGAACGATTAGGATTTAGCCTCTAATCGGCAACACCTTATGATTCCTGCCAAGGCTGGCAAGCATCATTTCCAGAAATGATTAACGAAAACGGCCAGCACGATCAGGCCGTAGGTACCAAAAGCCAGCTGATACATTCGCCCTTGCAGATCGAGAAAGCGGGCGAGCATTTCTGCCTTGAACTCAGCGATCTCGGCCCGCAGTTCAGATCGAAAGAACTCCTTGGTGACCAGTTCGGCTGAATCTTCGAGATCGGAAATTTTCATTCTCGCTCACGATCAATGTATTGGTCGAGCGCTTCGCGAATGAGGTCAGAAATGCTTCGCCGGCTACGATGTTTGTAGATCCGAAGATGACGCAAGGACTCAAGCTGGTCTACGAATGGCCGAATGCCCATTTGGCACGTTTTTCGATTTGGATCGAGGATCTCGGAATCCATACAAAGAATTTCGGTACACTGTGCCACAAACGCATCATCGACGCAATAAAAACGAAATTAAGCCTATTTACCGATTTTTTTAAGTTGACGCAGTTGTGGCACAGGTCGTATCGTTCGTGCCAGCGTAGTCCTACAGTGCATTTAAACAGTACGGTAAATATTGAAGATGCCATCAATTATACAATCGGAACAACATCCTATTTTACATGACATTTACTGTATTTACCTATCGGTAACATACTTACATTACGTTGTGACTCATTCGGGTTACACTCGAGAATTTCAGGCCGAAAATCGACTGAGCGCTTGGCACTTTTTATAAATAACTGGAAGGAGTTCCGCTATGCCTAACACCACTCGAGAAAGTTCTAATTATGAATATCAGGTGCCTCGAGGCCAACTGGACGCGCTCTTGGACATTGCCATGAAGAAGGATCGCGATATCCAGGCGCTGATCTGGGACGCGCTCGATGAGTATATTCAGCGAGAGGACAGGACATGGAAGAAGTAGCAGAGCTCGAGTGGGGCCGCGCTCAAGACGTGTTCGCAAAATTCAGGATTGGCCGCACGGCTTTGGAACGGCTGGCGCGTGAGGGCAAGATCAAGTCCGTTAGCATTAAACTAAAGCCTGGCTCCCGACGCTTTACCCGAATTTTTTCTTTCCAGTCTATTCGAGAGCTTTTAGCAGGTGCCAACTTATGAGGTTTTGGGTGAGCGCCGGATGCGGGGAGGGATCTTCGGGAGCAGTGTCTCGGAATTTCTCTGCTGGGTGTAAATATCCTGTTGCACCAGCCAGCAGAGGTATTGGCTGCGGTTCATGCCGCGGCTGGCAGCTTGCGCGTTCATGGGGTCCTCGAGTTCCAAGGGCGCAGTAAAAGACAAGGAAACAAACTTTTTGCCTTTTGCGGTGTGATGTTTGGGTTTGCTGGGCACTTCGTAAAGATACTATTCGGCAATATTAAAGCGAGCTAAATGAAAAAACCAAAAGCTGCCAGGCGCAAAACCAAAACGTACTCAATCACGGTTCCGGCCGAGTTGTTGCCGGCGATCAAGTGGCGAGCGTTCGAAACGCGGCGCAATGTTTCCTCTTATCTGAGCTGGCTGATTTCCATCGATCTAGAGAAAAAGCCTAAATCATGACTTTTTTTAGCCGTATTCAATGTTATTCAATAATATCCTATGAATGACGAATCTCAATTACCAGTGGTCAGTGATCAGCTCGAGCTGCATTGGAGCCAGTCGAATAAAGTGGCTGAGCTCTGCAAGGCAATCGTGGAAGCAACGGCTATCCGGTTGCAGGGCAAAAATTATATTCCAATCGAAGGTTGGCAATCGATTGCCGCAGCTTGGGGGTGTACTCCATCGACCGAAGAGCCGCAACGAACCGAGGATGGCTATCGGGTCAAAGCGATCCTTAAACGCGACTCAGACGGCGCCATCCTTTCGACCGCCTATGGGTTTGTTGGTGACGACGAGCCGCTTTGGGCTAAACGAAGCAGGCATGCCAACGAGGGCATGGCGCAGACCAGGGCAATGAGCAGGGTTTGCGCAAACAAGTTCCGATTTATCCCGGTATTGATGAAGATCGCGGATTTGGCAACTACTCCTTTCGAGGAAATGCCAGGCGTCGATGATCATCCGTCACACTCGCGCAATCCGGAGCCGCCACCAGCTCGCCGGCCGGTAGAGCCTGAACCGGCGAGGGCTAATAGCGAACCAGCCAATGGCAACAACACCCTGACAGGGATTGTCAGTGGATGCCGAAAGTCTACTTTCGAGGGTCGCGATTATTATTGGGCGCAAATTGCGGACAAAGCGGTTTTCACTTCTGAGGAGCAGCTTGGGAGCAAGCTTTTTGGAGCTGTCGACCAGATGATCGAGGCTCTAGTTAAGCCAGCAAGGAAAGCCGGCAGATGGGTTCTTCAAGATTTTCATTACGCATCAGAATAGTATGGAACTAACCCTAAGTTTATACCAACAAACGCCGACGCCACCTGTCGAATTGCAGATTACCTTAGATGAGGAAACGCGCGCGGATATTGCAGAAATTCTTCATCGTGCCGAAGAGTTACCTGCGGTCAAAGATGACCAATCCCTTAGCGTCTGTATTGAAACTGGCAAGGAAGTTAAGGCGCTTATTAATGCGCTTGAACAATCTCGGGAATCGCTCAAAAAACCGTTCCTGCACGCTTGTCGCGCGATTGACGATGCGGCCCGGAAAGCTCGAGCCAAACTCGGAGAGGTTTATGCGGATCTGATGTCGGCAGCGGCAATTTACGAGTCTGCGCAAAAACAGAAACGCGACCAGGAGCGGTTGCGCCATGAAGCCGAGTTGGAGCGATTGGCGAAACAAGCGCATCAGGAAAAAGACGAGCAGAAGCGCAATGAACTAATCCAGCAGGCGCAAGCGGCAGCACTCGCGGCTAACAAAGCCGTGCAACCGACTAGCGGGATGGCTCTAACAAAATCCTACAAATTTGAAATCGAGAATATCGAGGAGGTCTGGAAGTTCAATCGCCGGCTGCTAAAAGTCGAGCTGTCCCAATCCAGTTGCATGGACCTGATCCGGGCGATGCGGGATGGGGGAGCCAAGGAGTACAAAATTCCAGGGATCAAGGTCACGGAAATTACCGGAGCGCGCGTGAGCGGAACAAAATGACTATGAACAAGGAAATTTTGACTTCACTCCAACGGATTCGATTGTACCGCGACAGGCTGCAGGACGACGTAGTAGGCAATGATCCTGTGCAAGGCATGGCGGACGCGGCTGAACTTTCAACTATAGCCAAGCTCTTGTGGTCGCAATTCCAGAAGGAAGCTAACTGTGAATGATTTTTATAATCGGGCCAGATGGATCGAGAGATATCTATGAGATCGAGGATGCGCTCAAAAGCTGGATACTGCGCGACTGGATACCAACTTGTACGCATTGCCACAAGCAACTCCATTTAGAGTTCGATATGCAAATAGGAGCCGGCACAGCTGAATGCAGGTGCAATTTGGAAATTTCCAGACGCGGCGAAAGGCGAGAATTCAATTCAAAGAGAAAGTTTGTTAGAATTAAATGAAACCAGAAGAATTAAAGTCGAGCGGCAAAGTGCATCCGGTAGCGGCGATGTTTCCGATGATGAACGATGAGGATTTAGAAGCGCTCGCGGCAAGTATCGCTAAAGATGGGCTCAAAGATCCAATTGTGTTGGATGAAAATGGCGATCTAGTGGATGGCAGGAATCGAGACGCGGCATGCAAGAAACGAGGAATCAAGCCTCGTTACGTGCTTTTGGATGGCGATGATCCGGTGGCTTTTATCTTTGCTAAGAATTCAGTGCGCCGCCATATGACTAAGGGGCAGCGGGCCATGATAGCCGTGAAGGTCGAATTATTGCGATGGCAAACGGAGCGGGTGAAAAAGGGCCTGGAATCTTTAGAAACTAAAGATTCAGACTTCTTAAAGCATGGCAGAGGGAAAGTTTTGGCTGCAATGGCTGGCGTAGACGAGGCCCATATTAGCCAAGCAAAGCAGGTGATTCTTTACGCGACTGATCTGATGGACCCAGTAATTGCAGGCGGAAAAACAAAACTAGACGACGCCTACCAAGAAGCCAAAGAAAGGGAAGCGGACTTAAACTCTGCGGAGAACCAAAAGAGGCGGTTGCGTGTTGCCGCCAGGGATCTGGCCGATCTGGTAGATGAAGAACGGATGACGTTACCCGAAGCGCGGGCCGCCCTTGAAAAACGCATGGAGACGGAAAAAAAAAATCGCATTTCAACCACGAGCCAAATCAGCCAGTGCATCGGAATTCTTAATCCAAGGGCCTATACCGTTGATCAGCATATCGAGGAATTAATAAAGTGGTTTGATCCGAAGTTAGCTAGTGAAGAAATCACCCCGGAGATCCTGAACAATTGTACGGGCGTATTTCGGGGATTAGTGAACAAACTCAAAACAAAGGAATAGAAAGATGCTCAATAAGAAGCTAAATGCGTTCTATAGTCACGAATTCGAAAAGGCAGCGAATCTGGTAAAAACAGACACTGAGTACGGAATACGGCGAATCGGAGAAACCGTGTTGGCTGATCTAAATAACGTTCGTGACACTTTGTTGAAATTGTATCAGACCGTGGTTCTAAATCGTCAAAATATTAGCGATGATCAACTACAAGATCTTGAAGAGATCAGCTCGAAACTGATTGTGCTGAACTTGGATCAACAAGTTTCCAGTCAACTAAATAGATGGGATCGCGGTAAAAACCCGCGGATGCTTAAACAGAATAAAGAGAAAGCCGGTTTAGTACAACTAACGCTATTTGATCCTATGGCCCACTTGACGTTAGATGAAGATTTAAGGGTAAACATGGCAGAAGCCGAACGACCGCAGGCATTACGGGCGCTTAATTGGGCGGAAACTGAGTACGACCGACAAATAGAGAATCTGCAACAGGCTAAGCAAGAATATTGCGGTCACCTGCGGCAGAGAGTGAATTTATGGGTTCCGCAGTTCCAAACAATGCTGGATCTTGAAAGCAGGGTTTTCGGATGGAAGCCTGCATCGCCGAATAGTAATCAAGAATCCAATCAAGAGGATGATGGCTCTTCAAATGGGCATTGATCCAAGCGATTTAGTTGAGGCGATGCGCCGTTGCCTGGCCCCGGAGGTACAGACTGGAAAGGAAACTTTGGAGATTGTCGAGCGAATCAAGCCTCTGTTAGCGGGCCATGAGCCTGTCGTGCAGTCGGCCGTCCTCGCTGAACTGCTTTCCATATGGCTCGCGGGCCACTGGATTGCGAAACAATGCGAGCAGACATCGCTGATGCGCAGAGCGCTTTTATCGGCTCATTGCAGTCTTGTATGGGAGTTAACGCTAGTGAACGCGGAAATGATGGAAACTAATGGGGATTGATCCAAGCGATCTAAACGAGGCGATGCGCCGTTGCCTGGACCCGGAGGTACGCAAAGAGTTGGACACTAAGGCCGGTTTGGCCAACGCGGGCCTGACCAGCCAGGAGGCGCGTTCTAAGGGGTTGCGCAAGCTGGAACGTGAGCAACAGCGCATCCTGGCCGCGTGGCTAGCGATCCAGGAAGAGCAGGGGAGACTTTCCTACGATTGGAGTGCAACCAACCGACGGGTGACTTGCCGGGTGGGTATGCCCGACTTCAAAGTGTACCGCGGCGGCCGAGTCCTCTTTGGGGAGATGAAGATCGATCGGGCCAGCCTCTCACCGATGCAACGGGATATGCACGACCGGCTCCTGCGCGCCGGCTGCGAGGTCGAGATTTGGGCAAGTGCGGATTCGGCGATCCGAAGGATCAAGAATTGGATTTGGACCAACTGGCGTGAGTGGGAAAATGACGATCATGAACATTGATGCGCAAATCGACACTTTGAGCCGGGCGCTGGTGACAGTCTTAGGCGTCGCTATCCTGGTGATCAGCGGAGCGCTGATTTATATCTGCTCGATTTTACTGGTGCTGCGTCGGGAACTCCAGAGCCGTTATCGCCTGGCACAGCTCGCTAGGCGCGGCCGGCGCCATCGTGAGCATGGAGTTTGACTGGCCCCTGGCGATCAGAGTTTTGGTCGCTACGCTCTTTATTTGCTGGATCATCCGGACAATGTGATTGACCGGCACTCAAGGCCATCGGGTAGAATGCCGTTGCTATGTTAAGCGACGATCAACTTGAAGAACTGCACACGCAGGCCTGGCGCGATTTCATTACCAACGAGGTTGAATATTTGCGCGCAGTTGGGGGACGTGACCCGATAAAGTTTACGGTTTATCGGGCTAAAACCATGCCGTACATGGGTGAGCTTCGAATCGGAAACCAGATTTTCCGAATAACTTCAAAAATCGGGCAGGAAGGGCCCCATAGCCTCGAGTTTGAGATTAGGCCGGAGCCCAGGGCATGACCGGTCAAAATCCTAAGCTGAGCTGGTTTAAACAAGAATTAGAGGAGGCTAAAGCAGGAGAAGACGAGAGCGTCGAACATGGTCGCCTTTTCAAGGTTGAGAAAATATCCGATCTACCGGATTCGCCTCCCCCGATTGTCATTGGAGGCATCCTCTACCAGGCAGGAAAGCTTTTGATCAGCGCTCCGTCGAAGGCACGTAAGACGTGGCTGATTCTCGAACTCGCCTATTGCGTGGCCAACGGGTTCCAATGGTGGGGTAAACTGGTTCCCTGCGGGCCCGTATTACTGTTGAATTTCGAGCTTCAGTCCTGGGAGGTACGCGCTCGACTGGAGCGAATCCAGAGATCTTATGGGATTGGCAATTTCGAGAACATCGATGTAATCAACCTTCGCGGGAAATCATTCAAGATCGATGAGTTGCCGCGATTAGCCGGCCAGCTGGAAACTCAAAAATACCTGCTGACCGCTATCGATCCAGCCTACAAACTTTTAAGCGGACTTCAGGAAAGCAACACCGGGGACATTATTCGTTTTCTGGCGTCAATCGAGGAGTTTGCGACAGTCCTGAATGCGGCCGCAGCAATCAGCCATCATTTTGCTAAAGGAGATGCCGCAGCCAAAGAGGCTATCGATCGGGCCAGCGGTTCGGGTGTCTGGGCTCGTGATCCGGACGCACTGGTGTTCTTGAGCCCTCATCGACTGGATGCACATTACACGGTCAACGTCGAGGTTCGTTCGTTTGCCCAAGTGGACAAATTCGTTATCCGCTGGGATCATCCGCGTTTCTACGCTGTGGACGAGGTTGACCCTGAGGACTTGCGTCAATCTAAAACCGGCAGGCCGCGCAAGAGTTCGCCTTACGATTTTGCCGCTTGTATCACTGAAAGCGAAATGCTCTCGCATAACGAACTGATCGAGCGAGCGCAAAAGATCCTCGGTTGTTCGGAATCAACCGCAAAAAGGCTGCTTAGTGAAGCTATGCGACTTCGATTGATCTATAAATCAGTTTCAGACGGCAATTATGCCACTTACCCAAAGTAATAAAATGTATTGCAATATGTATACAGGGTTCAAAAGGTTCAAAAGGTTCAAAAGAGGTCCAAAACTCCTAATGACCGTAGGGTTCAAAAGGTTCTTCTTAAGAAGAGAAGAAAGAACCTTTGTGAACCCCAGCTTTACGTTCATTAGTTTTGAACCCACATCATACCCATGAGTCAAACCCCTGATTTTCCTTTCTTTCAGAAACCTTCCGGCGAAGATTTTTTCCTTTGGTACGTTATCATCGATACTCCCAATGATCCTCACTGGAATGATGGTTTCGTCTTGTTCGGTTCCTGGGATTCCACTGTTTCCCAGTTGCAAATGCGCCTCGGTCTTTTGGTCGACAAAAAAGCTCCGGGCAATTTACGGATCGAAATGTTTCAAGGTCAGAATGCCAGAAATGTTCTCCCTGATCTCATTCGAGAGGAAAGCTTTTATCGGCAATTTCAACGCGATATGAGTAAAAATTAATGTGAAAATAGGTCGCCCTGCAAAGTTTACCCCAGCCCTTAAAGCCAAACTTGCCGAAGCTTTTTTTCTCGGGTTCAATGATGCCCAGGCCGCTTCTATCTGCGGCGTCGATGAGCGAACTATTCGCCGTGTCCGTGCCGGCGGCTTCTGCCCTGAGATAAAAAGGGCAGAGCTTGAAAAGGAGACCATTTATCGCACGAAAATTTGGAACGGCGAATTAGGTTGGCAGGGCGCCGCTTGGTACCTAGAAAGAAAACACGCAACCCAATTCAGTAGGCCTGAGGTGCTTATGCAGATCAGTAACAACACTCTGAACCAGGTCAACAACACGCTGGTCATTACCGCTGAAGTCGCCTCAACCATCAGCAAACGCCGCAAAGAAGTCGAATCGAAGGTCGAGAAGCTCTTTAAAGACCGCCGTAAACGCACAGCAATAGGCCTGCAAGACGCTAACGGTAACGGCGAGGGTAAGGATGGCGGACATAAACCAATGGATGCTTAAATCGGCTCACAGCGCATTTTACTGGCAGTGCCTTCCTCTTTCCCGGCCAAGCGGCATTTCCTATCGCCTGGGCAACGGCAAATGCGGCACCATCACCGACCCTCTGGCACTCCGAATCTTCTACACCCGCCTTTCGATCAGACGTGCCTGCGAAAACCAAAGTCCTTAACGACGTTCTTTCCTTCGCCCAGGTCGGCCTTAACCTCGAGCTTTACGACTGGCAGCTCGAAACCGATATTGCTATTGATCACGGCGCTCGCTATGAACGTATCAAGATCGCGCTGGTTGCTCCAAACGGCTCTGGAAAGACCCAAAGAATTGTCGCCCTCAGTGCGTTACGATGGCTTAATACACATCCTAGAGGGCGGGTCATCATCACCAGCGCCGATGCTAAGCAACTTGACGCTCAGCTCATGCCGGCCATCAACGAGCATCGCGCTCGTTTCACAAGCTGGGAATTCATGCAGCGCATGGTTCGAACTCCCGCCGGCGGCTTCATCTTAGCCTTTACGACCGACGAGCCAGCCCGAGCCGAGGGTCATCACGCGACCGCGCTTTCTCCGTTACTCATCATTGTCGACGAAGCCAAATCGGTTGAGCCTGAAATCTTTGCTGCGCTCGATCGGTGCACCTATAACGTATTGCTTTACATCAGTTCGCCCGGAATCAAGGCCGGCCGCTTTTACGAAGCGTTCACCACGCATCGGGAGCAATTTATCCTGTTGCAACAGATCGGCTTGACCGATTGCCCACACATTTCCAAAGAGCGCATTCAGGATGTTATCGATACTTACGGCGAGGATAAGCCGTTTACGCGCAGCACTTTGTATGGCGAATTCATGGACCAGCTCGAGGGTCAGCCTATGATGTTCGGTTTTGATGAGCTCATGAAGACCATCAACAACCCGCCGCACGCCCGGATCAGCCGGCACGAGTACGCGGCTTTCTGCGACTTCGCTGCCGGCCGCGATGAGAACTGCCTGGCGATCCGATCGGGTAACAAGCTACTCGAGCTGGAAGCCTGGCGCGAAAAGGATACCGTAGCCGCCACTGGCAAGTTCATCATTCTATTCCGCAAGTACAATCTGAGAGCGAACCAGATCTGGGGAGATGGCGGTGGTGTCGGCCATGCCATGTGCGATATGCTTGATGCCGCTGGCTGGTCGATTAATCGTTTTGATTTCGGTGCCAAAGCGCACAACGAAGCCCTTTATGTCTCTCGAGGCGCCGAACTCTGGGATATGCTCGCGATGCGGGTCAAGAAAGGCGAGATTGTGCTGATCAATGATCCGACGCTGATCAGCCAATTGACTACGCGCAAGATGCTCTACGACGCTCGCGGCCGGATCAAGCTGCAGGATAAGGAAGACATGCGCAAAGAAGGCTTGAAATCCCCTGATCGGGCTGACGCGGTGGTGGGCGCTTTCGCGCACGGGATTCAGAGTTTTGCGCAGTACGCGAAGCGCACGCGCGATCCTTGGGAAGAGCTCACAGAGGCTTACGAAGGTCTGGACCGTGAACAGCTCCGTAGCGGCGAACTGGGCGCAAGCAGAGGTGAACTCGAAGATCTGGGAGCATGGACTGGCTAAGTGCATGATTATCAACGACTTACATCAAAGGATTAAGGATAAGATTTATATCGAACCTAATACCTGTTGTTGGCTTTGGCTTGGGAGAGTTGGGCCGCGAGGCTATCCACACTTTGATGTTGGCGCTATAGGGCAAATGCGATTGAGCCGACTTATGTACGAAATGTATGTTGGTGGAATCGATGACGGCTTAGAGCTTCACCACCTATGCGAGACTCCTTTGTGCGTGAATCCATCTCATTTGAAAGCGGTGACACATGCCGAGAACATGCACTACTACAATTCAAAGGTTCCACCAATGACCCGATGCATTCGCGGACATGCATACGTAGACGTCGGCTTTTACGTGGTAAATGGGAGCAAAGGTCTTGAACGGAGATGCAAGGAGTGTGCTCGGCTCAAAAACGCCAGAAGGCCTCCAGGATATCAAAACAAGGCTCGTGACTTTCGATACGGTTATGGAATTTATCGCAAGCCCTAGGCGTCCTCCCCCCTCGTTATAATTCTCACGATTTTGTTTCGTGCGTTGGGCGTTGCAATCTGCGAGAATCGACGCCGCTATGAACAAACTCATTGCGGCCTTCGGGCTGCTTTTTTTTCTATTGGCTGGCTTTGCCAGTGCGTTTGAGACGGCGCAAGCCGTGACTGCGACACCCATTACGGCGGTGCCTTTTGTGATCAGCGCGCCAGGGAACTATTTCCTTGTGTCCGATTTAACCTCCAGTGCGCCTGGCGTCGCCATCACCATCGATGCCAATGAGGTAGTTCTGGACCTCAACGGCCGCTCACTCAAGGCTGCCGGTGCCGCCGCCAGTCCTAATATCGGAATTGCTATCGCGGTCCTCAATCATGAGGACGTCATCATCCAAAACGGTGATATCGACAAATTCGGCTATATCGGCGTTCTCCTGGATGCAACCGACGGCTTAAAAGAGCACAACCAGAAAAACCGTGTTGAGCACGTCAATTTTAACGGGGATGAGGTCGGCGTTCTCTCAGTTAGCGGTTCCATTGATGTGGTCGAGAACTGCGACTTTGACCAGGGCAGCGTGGGCATTTATGACATTGCCGGAGTTGGCGACCGGTTCCAGAAAGATAACTTCCAGGCCCAACACGGAGTCGAGGCCCTTAACGAAGGCATCGGGGTGGTTTCAGCCACCGGTGCAGCTGGCGGTACCCTGACCGAAGATTGTTTGTTTGCTGCCGAAGGAACCCTGGGAATATTCGATGGGGGTCCAAACGATAAGGTTCGCTTCGATACATTTATTCACAATGCCGCAAACCGGTCTGGCGGAATCGAGGAGTTGGCTGGGGATTTGTGAGAAGTCTGCTCCTGGTAATCGTTTTGAGCGTTGCCGGCTGCAATCGGCCGGTAACGCCCGTTGCGCACGAGGTTGCCAAAGAAGAACCGACGCCTGACCCGCAGTTGCCTTCCCACGTTTCAGTAGCAGCAACACCTCAATCGCCTTTACCCCAGGCAAGTGCAGCTCCGCAAGACCATCCCGCGCTTGGCTTTCAGAACGAGACTGCAAACCAAGCCTGGAACCAGTACGTAGAGGACTTCCAGGCGATTAAATCCCTGCCGCCTCCTCAAGTCCAAGATCCCCTGAATTATCTTAACCAATTGGGTGACCGGCTTAAATCGCTCCAGCACTCTCGCGATGCGGTCGAAGCGAACCTGGCTTCGCCTGAAGAGAAAAAACGGTTTCGGGCCGCGGAGAAATCTCTATTCGATGGCCAAGAGCAATAGCATTTGAGTTGCAAAGTCGTTCCTCCCAAGCGTATACAGCGCTATTATGCCCAACGGTACGCTGCCGCCCCCAGATGAGTTTGACTGGAACATGAGCCTCAAGGATTTCATTTTGAGCAACTTCCACTTGAGCCAAAACCTGATGGATAATCCCCCGCGCTGTATCCGGCTTTACGCTGAACGAGTGCAGGTCAACTGGGCATTGAGCGGCCTTAGCGATGGCAGCGAAGCCAGCGTGATCGAGATGACCTTCAGTGCGCGTCCGGCCGCGCCGGCGACAATCACCATAAGCACCGAGCCAGTAGCGTTTCATTAATAACCAGGAGATTAAATGTGAGCAACGGAGTACAACCCCAGGCGATAGTCATCGGAACCGCAATTCCAGGTACCACCACTATTGATGCGATATTCACGGCGATTTACGGAACGCGCTCAGCAGCGTTGACGCCGAACACGTACCGATACAGCGACGTCAACCAGGTTCAGTGTTATTTTCCAGATAACTCCATGATTGTCGCTCGTTTCGAGGCGCGCGCATTCGCACCCAATACGATTAGTGCCTGAGGATAACAGCGAGCTGTACGCCGCGATCTCTGACGATCTGCGCGATCGTCAGATATGGGAGAGGCGCCAGATTCTCTGGATGCGGATGCGCGGGCACGGCGTCCACCGGCCAAATAAACCGTGGCCTGGTGCAGCCAGTATGCATGTGCCAGTCGCAGACACCATCATTGGTAAGCTTCGGCCTTACTATGTCGTTTGGGTCTTTGGTCCGGAGCTCTTAGCCAGCTTCTACTCGCTCGACGATCAAGGCGATAGTTACACTGATTCAGTCGCTCAGTGGTTCGATTACCAGGTCCGCGAGAGCTCGAATTTTACTACCGAAGCCATTTGCGCAATCGATTCCTGTTTGCAGAACGGGATGGGGATTCTCAAAACCTACTGGGACGATGACAAGCAGAACGTGGCTTATGCCAGCGTGCATCCCTATTTTATTATTGTGCCGCCGTGGAGCACATTCGATCTACAGGAGGCTGATCGGGTCGTTCACGTGATGCATTACAGTCGGGAAGAGTATGAGCGCCAAGCCGAAACCAAAGGGTTTAATTCGGACGAATCCTACATCGATAGTATCGTTGGCGAAGGCAAGCCGGATCGCAGATATGAGCAACAACGCTATGTGGCTGAAGGCATTAGTTACAGCCGGCTCAAGGATCTGATTATTTTATGGGAAGTCTATCTGCGTGAAAGTGACGGCCAGATAACGGTCAAGACTTTTGCTCCGGGCCAACCGGACGAACCTGCGCGAGCCGATTTCAAGTTGCCTTACCAGCACAAGCAGATTCCTCTAGTCTCTATCCCTTACGAGCTAACCGATGGTGGCTGGTTTTCGAGCCGCGGTGTGTGCGAGTTGGTGCAGATGTTCGAGGCTTCCAGCTGCAAGATGTGGAACGAGAAGCTGGATTTCATGTCGATTGCCAACCGGCCGGTTCTCTCGACGCAAGGTGGTTCGATTAACGCGCAGAACATCAGGTGGGAGCCAGGCGCCGTCTATGATTCGGTGCTCCAATTAGTTCAGCAGCCGGAGCCGCCGATTAGTTTTGACCAGGAGATTGCCAGCACTCGCTCGATGGCTGAGCAGCGTGTGGGAATTCCTGACTTCGGAGTCTCCACGCCCAGTCAGCCTGAGGCCAGCGGTACGGCTCCAAAAACAGCTACTGAAACCAATGTCATCACCAATGTGATGCAGCAATCCAACGATTTGCGGGCCCGGATTCTTAAAGGCGCATTATCAAAAGTTTTCGAACAGAGCTGGGGTTTACTCAAGCAGTACAAGACTAGCAGCTTGGATTACTTCTGGCGCAATGAGCGTTTGACTCTCAAAGATTCGGCTTTCGACAACAAGTATGTACTCAAGCCCAACGGCTCGGTTGATGGGTACAGCAGAGAAAAAGAGATTCAGAAGTTGATGCAGTTGCGGCAACTGGGGCAAGGCTCACCCTGGATTATACTCCCGGAGGTCGACCGCAAAATCATTGAACTCATGGATGCCCAATGGATTGCCGATCTCTACCAACAACCGAAAGATCTCGCAGCAGACCAGCAGGAACAGCAAGCCATAGAGAATTCGGTGATGAGTGACGGGTTCCTTCCCCCGGTCAAGCCTAATGATGATCATGTGGTCCACATGCAGATTGAGGATGGGTTCATCGGCTGGAAAGCGCAACACGGCCAACCGATTACTCCCGATCTGATGCCGATCTTCATGCAGCATATGCAGATGCATATCCAAGCTGCAAAACAAAACCCGCAATACATGCAGGCGCACGGGAACGATGTCGCTACCTTCCAGCAGAAACTCGCCGCGACACAGAAGCAGCAGAAAGCTCAAAGCCAAGCCGGGGCAGCTATGACGGCTTTGCGCGGCGGCGCGCCTCCTGGGATGCCTGGAATGCCTCCCGGTGGACCTCCGGGCGCAGCTGGTGCAATGCCACCCCCAGGTGCACCGCCGCCGCCTCCACCGCCGATTCCGGGCAACCCTGCGGCTGGGCCGCCGTCACCTAACGGTTCGGGAGGTTTGCCGATGTGACCAAAGCCATTCTCCAGTGGTATTTGCGGACCATCCTAGCCAAGCCGTTTTTGCGTGCGGTCGACTTGATCATCGCAGGAATCGCCGCCCTGGCTTTCGGCATCTACGAACTGATCACGCACTGGAAAGAGGTTTCAGTTCATGAAACCCCTGCTCTGACAGCCTTCGACAACTGTCCTGACGCGCAGGTCACTGAAGGTGTGCACCCGCCTCCGGCTGCATTCGAACATCAGGACTCCGAACGTTCCTATCATGATGGATTAATCCGCCGAAACAAGATCGCCTCCAGGCTCAAGCCGGATTACCTGATCTTCCAAAACTGCTTTTTTCGTGACCTGCTGCACGCCTGCCAGAGTCAGGATAGCAGCCGCCATCTTGTCTCCGTCTGTCGCATCCCCGATGTGCTCCTTATCCGTCACGCTTTCCAGATACTCCTCGTAATCCTTGATCAATTCCTGGTTAACCATAATCTCCTAAATCCGTTTCAGGGCTTTCAGGTAGCCCCGGTTCCTGAGCGGTTTAACTTCCATTGCATGTGACCAAAGCCATTCTCCAGTGGTATTTGCGGATGATTCTTGCCAAGCCGTTTTTGCGTGCGGTCGATTGGACCAAGGAGGAACGCGCGCAATTTGACTTGTTCGCTCGGTCAAGTTGCGGTATGAAGCTTTTCGAATTCCTGCGCCAACTTGTCGCTAACGCAACGTTTCGAGCTGTTTACCAGAACTCGGTGAGCGCCAACGGCCATGCACGAGGAATGCAGGATATTTTAGGTGCCCTTCACAAGCTTCGCGCTTTCCCAGCTTACGAGGAGAGCCAGACAGAAAGCTTGGACGAGGTGCTTTCGCCTGGTGAACGCTCTGTGCCCGATAGCTGGCGTCCACCCGTAGGCGGTCGTGGTGCTATCGGATAAGCTTGATATGCCAGAAGAAACATCCAGCTCGAGTTCTGCCTCCGAGGCAATGCCGAGCAGTACGCCAACTAGCACTGAGACTCAAAGCAGTGCACCGTCTCAAGAACCGAGCCAGAACGCCCATACGCACAAGCTTGGTGAGAGCGCTCCCAATCAGCAGAATGGCGACCAGAAGCCGAAACCTTTAAGCCGGTACGAGCGCACCAAGCGACAGCGTGCCGAGATAGCCAGACGCGAAGCCACTTTACAGCAGCGGGAACGTCAGCTTGCCGAGATCGAGCGAGCGCGAACCGAAGCCGCCAAGCCTAAGCGCGACTATACTCTTGGTGACCTGCAGAAGTATCGGCGCCAATGGGAAAGCGAAGGCAATTACGATCTGGTCGAAAAGGCGGATAAAGAAATCGCCGCCATGCAGGCTGAGCTAGAGGCCGAACGCAAGGCGCGGACGGTCGAAATGCCGCCGATGGGCACTCCGGAACATCGTACACAGTGGGAAGCCGCTGAACGCGAGTTGTATCAGGCCGATCCGGAATTTATGAGGGCTGGCACCAGGTTGGATACCAGGCTGCGGCAGATTATGAGCAGCGAGGATGGCAACGTTTATCGCCAGCATCCGCGCGGGATAATCGCGGCATATCATCGGGCAAAAATGGAACTCTTGGAAGCCGATAGAAATGATCTGCAGACGAGATTCCAAAAACTTGAAGAAGAGAACAAGCGTCTGAACGGACTGACCTCATTGAGCGGTGGAACGCGCAGCAGTGTCGGTAACGGATCAACAGTCGGATCTGTATCTGAGTTTGCCAAGTTATCGACCAAAGACATGCGCAAACATCTGCTCAAAGGAGCCAATCGCGGCTCAACGCCATGGTTCTAACAACACGTCTCTAAATCCCATCTATGCCACCTCCTGTTTACGGTGCGGTAACCACCACAGACAAAGCTGCTGAATACCGCATTTATTTCGCTAAGAAGTTGCTGGAGCACCAGATCAACTTGCTCCAGCTCTATGATCCGGCTTACAAGGCCAGTATCCCGCAAGGGCAGGGTAGCAAGACTATCCGTATGTTCCGACCGCCACCGGCCGATATCACTAACGTCATTACCTTGACCGAAGGTACGCCGCCATCCAATGCCCCCTACAAGCTCATTTACGAGTTCATTACCCGTACTCTGCAGCAGTACGGCGGGTATGCGCAGGTATCGGATATCGTCGATGAGACGGAATTCCTGGATACCGGCGAAGCCCTCATGACCAAGTTTGGCGAGGAAGCCGCGCTTTGGTGTGACACCTTGATCAGAAACGCCTGCATTAACGGGACCACGGAGGAACCGACAAAGTTCCAGAGACGTTATGCGAGCACCGCTACCGATTTTGCATCCTTGGTCGCCTTAACCCCCGCTCAGGGCCGGATGTCGAGTGCTGACCTCATGGACTGCACGACAGAGCTGCGCTTGGGCAAAGCAAAAGAATTCGACGACGGCACCTTTTGTTGTGTGCTCGGGCCCGCGCAAGAACACGATTTAGTGCAAGAAACCGGTACAGGCTGGATGTACGCGTCAGCGTTCCAGAAGCCAGGAAATATCTGGAAAGGTGAAGTCGGCACGCTCTTTGGAATCAAGGTGCTGCGAACGACCAACCCGATGTATCAGACTAGCGGCGGTGGCGAAGGCGTAGCTCAACCCGGCTATACTCCCGGCAGCATCATTGCGGCGCTACTTTTCGGCAAGGACGCATTCGCGGTTCCGGATTTGGAGGGCGAAAACCCGCCTAACCCGCGGGTCAACACCATCACCGAAGCGGATTCGGCTAACCCGTTTAACCAATTTTTGACCTACAGTTGGAAGACGTTCTATAACGCGGTGTGTCTCTCGAATTGGAACGGAGTCGTTCTCCAGACTCAAACGGCCTATACCCCAACTTAATATGCCACCAGCAGCAATTGGAATTACGGTAGCGCCTAAGGATAGCGGTACATACACCTGCAAGATCCCGGTCAACAGCTTGAGTGAGGACGGTGTTCCGCCTGAAGTCGGTGATAGCGTCGACTATAGCGTCAAAGGAACCGTGAAAGCGGTCTCTGGCGGGAGTGCCACCATCGATATTGATAGCGTTAACGGCGAGCCTGTCGGTGAAGAGGCAGCCGAAAGCCCGGAAGAAGAATCGACCGAAGAGGAAGGCGAAGAAGGTGCGGGTGGCGGCAGCGGTCCACCGACCAGCGGTGCTGGCGGGATAACGCCAGGCTTGCCGGCTGTGGCACCAGGGATGCCGAGACGAAAGCGGTTCACGATTCCTGGTTTGGCTGCGATGGGCAATCGGTTGCGTACAGGGGCAAGGCGCAATCCGACGCCGATGTTTTAGGCCATGCCGCTCAACATCATTATCAGGCGTCCCGGTACTGAAGCGCAACGCAAGAAAGCGGTTCTCTACCGGGAATGCCTGAAACATTATTACGGCCGGGAATGCCGGGATGGCACTCGAATGAAGCTACCCAAAACAGCCACCAAACAACAGATCAAGGAGCTTTATGCGAACGAGCAGCCTGGCGCCGGTCAATGATAAGGTCCGCGAAATGGAACAGCTTTATGGACCATTCGAGATCACTTTTGACGGAGTGCCGGCGCTTGGCTGGGAGAACTACAATCTGCGCAAGCTGCAGTTGCCTGAGACGTTGCAGCTGACCTATTTCCCGAACGCCTATCTGCGATTTGTGCGCTGCAACCGGCGTATGCTGGGAGCATTGGACGGAGTGTTACGCGAGATAGTAAAAACCTGGCCGGTGGAAGAACGGGCCGCGCATGGGCTAAACCAGTTCGTCAAATGTTACTGTTTTGGCGATGGTTCTGGACCGAACTTGCACTGGTACGGGGCGGCCTGGGAACTCAGTCCGCAAGTTAGTGGCGATGTCTTAGCAGATGTGGCGAAGATTTTTACTAGGAACGGGTTCACCCGCAGCGAGAAACGCGTTCGCGCTTTTGAATACTGGTGAGCCTGGCAATCCACCGTCAAACAGTAACAATACTCGCTCAGCGGTGCTCAGCACATTGGCCGGCAGCGGCAATCAGCTTGTGCAACTTGGCACTTTGGTGCTGGTGGGGATCTCGGGACTCACGAGTTTCTTTCAGACCAGTCAGGTGGGTGAGCAAGGCAAGCGAGAGCAAGACCGGGCGATTCACGAGATTCACCAGCTCTATGAGAAGGTGGATGATTTCGAGAAGCGGCAAAGGCAAAGCCTCGAGATTCAGCAGCAAATAATGGATTCAAATAACAAACAGCTGCAGAACCAGACCAGCATGCTGCAAAACCAGGAAAGCGTGTTGCACGTATTGCGCGACAACCAGCAGCGTTACCTGCGCAGCTTGATCCCACCGCAAGGGCCAGGTCCATGACACCAGCCGAAAAACGTCACGCTATGGGTAAAGCGATCGTTGAGTTTGAAGGCCGCTATGAGAACGGCAAGCTGCAACATTACAAGTTGCCGGCAGGAGATGGTGGTGGCCGAGGGGAAGTTGCTGGAATCAACGAAAAATATCATCCAAAGGAATACGCCAAGTTGCGAGGCCTGATCGAGGGTGGCGCTCATCAAGAGGCGGAACACGAGGCGGCCCGTTACATCGAGGAATATACGCGGGACGTATGCTCATTTTTCCCCAGTCCCGAAGCCGCCAACTCCAATCCGGCTATTGAATTTATCTTGCGCGACACTGCTTTTAATCGCGGGCTTAAAGGTGCCGCGACCGTGCTGCAGATTGCCCTTGGGATGTCGGATATTGATGGTGTGGTTGGCCCGATGACGCATCGGGAATTTGCGCGCCAGCTTGGGGAACCTGGTTCGGCTGAGGTACTGGAAAAGCTGACCAAAGCTCGCGAGACTTACGAGCGTAACGTGTACGCGTGGAAACCGCATGCGCGCGATGAAAGTTCTAAATTCTGGAAAGGGCTTTCAAGTCGTTGGGCTAAGGCACATTCAATTGCTGGTGAATTTGCATGAGCGATATCTCAACGCCGATCCGGTTTAAGAACAGCGAGAACGGGAGCCAGCCGACACCGAACAAGCTCAATCTAGCGTTTTCTGAAGCGCTGATTCAGCCGAGCTTTTTTGGACGCCAGCCGACGACTAGCGGATATGCAACGGGCGATTATCTGTTGCTCCTTAAAGCCGATGGGAACTATTACAGAGTTCCGCCAAGCACGATAGGCGCCGGCGCTCAAGGTCCGAAAGGTGATCCGGGCCCGGCTGGACCTGCTGGGCCACAGGGGCCGCAAGGTGTTCCAGGCGCGACTGGCGCGACTGGACCGGCTGGACCAACGGGCGCCACTGGTGCACAGGGGCCAACCGGCTTGACTGGCGCAACTGGTCCACAGGGCGCTCAAGGTAATCCGGGGGCGACGGGTGCAACTGGGCCTGCTGGTCCTGTTGGAATGACCTGGCGCGGGAACTGGAGCGCGGCCACTGCTTATGCACTCAATGACGTCGTTGCCCAAGGTGGCTCATCTTATATTTGTGTTTTAGCCAATACCGGCAACTCGCCTCCAAATGCGACCTACTGGAGTTTGGTTGCTCAGATTGGTGCTACCGGGCCACAAGGTGCTACCGGCGCGACGGGTCCAGCTGGACCAACCGGCGCAACGGGTCCACAGGGTCCGCAGGGACCGCCGGGAACGAGCGTTGATCCAGGCACCTGGACGGCGCTGACTTATGCGACGGGTTGGAGCGAATGGGACACTGCCAGATTCAGGGTTGAAACTAACGGCAGTGTGCAAACAGTATTTTGCAAGGGGCGTATTTCTCAGGCGGCGGGGAGCGCTCCGTTTGCATTTACTTTTCCTGTTGGAGCAAGACCGGCTACGGCACGTGGGACGGCTTTATGCGGCGTTCAGGTCGCGGACGGTGGCGATAATGTTTTGTATACGGTAACGGTTGGTACTGATGGAGTCGTAGATATTTATCCGATGGTTAAACATTGTTTTGTTTGGCCAATCGAAACAGATCAACAGGTGGTTTACCTGGATGGTCTAAGCTTTAGTTTATAAAATTATGCCCGACATCGTAACATCGCGCACCTTCGCCGACGGTGAGAAGAATATCACGGCCGCCAAGCTGAATGACATCGTTGGATCGAGCGTGATTCAGCCGGCGTTTGTCTCGTCGAAACCGGCAACCTCGACGGTAGCGCCAACCGATAATCTGTTAGTGTTACAGGCGGCTGGAGGCACCTACGCGAAAGCGCCCTTCCAGACGATAATCGACTCGGTAAATGCGAACCTTAATACCAATGCAGCAATTTGGAGTGCTCGGCTACGGAGCTTTAACGCTATCGGCAATCCCACCTTTGAAGTGGATCAGCGCAATGTGGGCAATGCCGTAGCAAACGTCGGCCCAGGAGTATACACTATAGACAGGTGGTTTAAAGGAGGCAGTGGCACTTATCAGGTCGCTATGCAACAAAATTCTAGCGGAGCCGGGTCTGTTGTGCCGGGGACAAATTATAGGATCAGCAGCAAGTATTTCGCTACTACCCTAACAACAGCGCAACCTACTTTAGCGGCAGGTGATTTTCTGGTAGTTCGTCAAATGCCTGAAGGCATTCAATTACGTGAACTGATAAATGACGTTCACTCTTTGCAATTACTGGTTAACTCATCTGTGGCGTTCAGTTTCTCTATTGCAATACGTGATCCGGCATTGGCTCATTCGTTCGTGCATCTGTGTACAATTCCAACAGCGAGCGTTTGGACAATGATCCAGATTCCAAATATCCCGGTATTTCCGGCAGCGGGAAACTGGAGCATCTTTCCGGGGGCACAGGGATACGATATTTCAATTACTTTAGCGTGCGGATCAACTTACATAGCACCAGCGGCGGACAGTTGGCAAAACGGCAATTTCCTTGGCGCTCCAGGAATGGGCAATTTTGTTGCCAGTCCGGTCAACTCGACGTTCTCCATTGGCTTTATCCAGCACGAGCCGGGAGCGCTTTGCTCGACCGCCATGGACCTGGATTTCTCTAGGAACCTGGATTCCTGCCTTCGTTATTACCAAAAAACCTACGACTATGATCTAGCCATAGGAACGGCTAATGCGAATGCTGACGTTGCCATTTCTCAATACAGCACCACGCTAGCTTTCGGGTATAACCGATTCCATAAACCGATGGCTAAAATACCCACTGTTACCATTTACAATGTGACTACTGGTGCAGCCAATAGCGTGCGGCAAACTGCCGGCGTTACTGATTATGCAGTCAGCAGCGTCAACAATACTGGCAAAGCCGGATTTCCTAGTATTACGTTTGCAGCTACCCCCGCAATAGTAGCGGGGTCAAGCATTCGTTGCCACTACACCGCCGATACCGGCTGGTAAAATGTTATGAAATTAAGCCTTTTACTATTGTATTGGTGTTGGGCGCTACCCGCCGAAGCACAATTGGCCAAGGGCTTCAGTAAAACTTTTGGAGGCGATTTCGGAGTTGACGCTCATCCTTTTGACCCTGGCGCGCTTTCAATCTTTAACTATTGGACGGGCAACGATGCGGCCCTTTGGTACGAAAACGAATCAGCCCTTGGCATTTTTAACCAGTGGATTGAACATGAACTCTCCTGGGCTGGTTCTTCCCAATATGAGTTGCCCAGCGTGCTTTGGGGTTATTACGACGTCCCAGAGCACAACGAACCGGCCTGGCTGGTACCTTTAAGTAACGATGCGCAGATCCAGGCTTATATCGGCTGGCTCCAACATCTGGCCGGGATTTTACCTAAAGGTTCACGAGTCGATCTGATCGCTGAACCTTTGCACACCAACATGTCAACGTTGGAACGAGCCTTAGGGGGAACTGGCGCAACCGGTTGGGATGGATTCATTGCGGCGATAAAGCTCGCGCGCCAGTATTTGCCGGGAATTCAACTGGGCGTGTTGGAGTACTACATTGAGTTCAACGATGATTCGCTTGATCCAACGCCCAACGCGACCAGTCAGTACATCGCGATGGTGAAGACTTTGGCGACCAATGGTGCTGCTCTGGACTTTGTCGCCTGCGAGGGCGATTTCCTCGAGAACGTCCCGACCCAGGATCTCACTACCGCCATGCAACGGCTTTCGGATGGAACCGGCTTACCCGTAGTGATCAGTCAATTGGCGATCAACACGACTGATCTGGCCAATTTTCAGCGAATCTTTACGGCACTTTGGCAATCGCCATACGTCGTCACGGTAGATTATTGGGCCGATTCGCATGAAACCGGGACTAGTTATTGCGATACTTGTAACGATGTCCTCTGGAGCGGAGGTCAGCCGACCGATAAACTGCTGTGGCTAGAGAGCTACATTCCAGGGAGCCATCCGCCTAACAATTTTGCTGCTTCGCCTTCACCAACTCCTGCGCCTTCTGCAACACCAACTCCATCTCCTTCACCCACTGCGACGCCATCTGTTTCGCCTTCAGCGACTCCAACACCAACACCTTCTGCAACTCCGGTTCCAAGTCCGACTGTAACGCCATCGCCAAGTGCGACGCCGAGTCCTGTTCCAACTGTTTCGCCAAGTCCAACTCCGACGCTAGTAACGCCAACGCCAACTCCGGAGTCATCGCCTCGGGATCGCCGGCATCATGATCGGGATGATTTAGATTTTGGTTCATTGTGGCAACAATTTCTTCAATGGTTACAATCTCATTAGAGAATAAAAAATGCCTGCAAAAAGTGCTAAACATCGCTGGCTAGATGAAGATGATCATCGCGAATTCTTAATACAAGGAAAGGAGGGACGACAACATTGAATGTAGAGCAGATCGCACAGTTTGCTTGCCAGACCGTTGGAGACACTTCCAGCGATATGCAGAACTATGCCATGGACGCTCTGCGGCTAAAGTATCAGACACTCTATGATGCCCATGCCTGGCGCGAGAGTATGCGGGTAATCGATCTGGTGCTTGATCCGACGCTGGGTGGAGTCTTCTTTATTCCGTTAGATGCCGAGGAGGTCATCTTCCTGAAGTTCAGTCGGGACGCCCTCAATTACATGCGGCTGCGCTATCGGGAACGCGACTGGATTGAGCGAGTTAGTTTCGGCAATGCTTTCATGCCGTACAGCCAGCCGCTCTTTTATCGATCTGAGAACTTGGCGTGGCCTTACCTTTCCCCCGGTAAGCTGACTCTGCAGACTTCTGCGCTGACCAGTTTTGCGGTGCATATCGAAGGGATTACGACTGGCGGCTTTGGCGCAAGTGACGATTTCCTCTTGAGCGCTACGCAGAATTCCAGCGGGTTAATTATTCCAACCAGCGTGCAAACCGCTAACGCTTACGACAAGGTAACTTCATTCTCTAAGGGGTTCGGAGCGCTCTCCGTCTTCGCGGAAGTTCCCTCCACCCTCACCGTGCAGGTTCCGGCCGAAGTCCCTGAGTTGATTTATTCGCAATTCGTCATCTACCCCAATCCGATCTGGACCGCTGCCGATGGGGTAACGCTCTTGCCGGCTTACGTGCAAACGCAGGTAAAACTCAAAGCCGATGTGCTTGGCAACGCTATGAGTGTGCCGCGGATCTCGCACATCTGGGATGCGCTGATCGAGTACACCTTGAGTGCGCTTTACACCCGGACTCGGCAATTAGCTAAAGCCGATGCGCGCGAACAGAAAGCCATCGGGCACATTCAGGCGGCAGTCAATACCGAGAAAAACCAGAGCGAGTTCCGGCAACAGGTAGTTCCACTTATTTACGAAAGCGGCGACTATCTGGGCTGGGATCGTTACCGCGCGACGAGTTCGCATCCATGGGGATACTAAGGATATGCCGTTTCAACCAGGCACAGTATGGAACGATCAGCTCAATGATGAGGTGATGGTCGATGGCAGTGTCCCGATTAACGGCATTAACAACACCTTACCGCCCAGCGCCATCGATAAAAATCTCGCAGCCGATCAGACCAATCGGCTCAGTGCATTCGATTCATTAAATCGGCCGCGGCCTGGCACGATTGCCCGGATGCAAACGACCGGTGGCTTTGATTCGATTCACCATGTCGGTAGCGGAAAGTTTCTCTACAACAGCGCCGGCCAATGGGGCCTGTACAATTCGCGCAGCCAAGTCAACACGGGCGGATTAGCGGGTGCGCCTGCCTTTGCGACTGGTGACCAGATCTATTCGGCCTTATGCGACCAGGTGCTTTACTTCTCGCGAGGCGGCACGCTCTACAAGTACACGCCGGCGACCGGCGCCTTCGGCACCGTTGCGTTACCCAGTGCATGGCCAACGGCTTCTTATCCGATCTGGGCTTTTGAACGGCTGATCTATGTATATCAGAACACGCTGGTTTGTTCGGACATTCTCAATCCGGAATACTTTGATACGATTACCGGCGAAGTGACTCTTGACCCGATTGCTTCAGATCTGATTACCGGTCAGTGCATGTGGCAAAATCAGACCATCGCAGTGTTCCGTAACGGCTCGACTTGGATAATTGTTACCGGGCCGAACCTGGATGTTCCCAACTGGGAAGTTAACCGGGCCAGTGCGACAGTCGGCTGCTGTAGCCATGGAACTATTGTGCAATGCGGAGTGGAAGTCTATTTCCTGAGTGAGACTGGCCGCGGCGTATACGCTCTATCGCAAATGCCGACATCAAACCAGATGGGGGTCTGGACGCCGATTTCTATTCCGGTAAAGAAGTACATTGATCGGATCAACTGGAGCGCAGTTTCCAACGCGCGAGCAACTTACTGGAACGATTTGTATATCCTGAGTGTGCCGTTGGATGGGGCGACTCACAACAATTTCATGTTGGTCTATTCGGTGACCTTGGACACCTGGCAAGGCCAGTGGTGTTTTGATATTCTCGGCGGCGATTACGGGTTCCGGGATTCGGCTAGAGATCGGACCAACCCGAGCAAGACCATTCTAATGGCGGGAACCCTGGACGGGATTGCTTCTGAATTCAGCTATCCGACTGATCAGCGTTATTACGATACCGACCTGGCTAATAACCAAGATCCGATTGCCTCGAGTATGATCAGTCGGTCATATACCTTCACTGATTACACTTTTCCGAATTTTAATCAGCTGCAACCGTACTCGGCCAGGCTACAATTTCTCGAGAGCGAAGAGAACGTTGACGTAACGGTGGTTATCGATCGAACGATTGAACCATTGACGCTCAATAGCGTCACGAGCGGAGCGTTATTACAATTGACGATTCCCGCGTTGCCCTTCGACCTGGACGTCACCGGTTACTACAATTTGCCAATCTCGCTGATGAGTATCGGTGTCTGCACTGAACTCCAGATTGAAGTGACCGGAGAAGGCAACTGGACACTGTTCCAAATAAAGGTGGCGGCATGGCAAACGGCACCATTACTCGCCCTATGAACACGCATCACACATCTTTTGTTAAGGTGATGGAGAAAGCAGGGCCATTTATTCAGGAACGTTATGCTGCGTGGGCCCTGGCAAGTATCGAAACGCTCTGTGATTACTTCGCCTGGTACTGGAACCGGGGTACTCTTGCGATTTATTTTGATCGCCTTGGCGAGGTTGACGGGGTTTGCCTGATCAAGTTGTTTCGTTATTTATCACAATCCATGGATAAATGGGTGCATGAGCCTTGCGGGCAATTTGCCCTAGTTGAAGTATTGATCGCTGATCATCCTAAGGCAATTGCCGGAACTTTCCGCGAGCTCTTTGCGCGCTGGGGTAAGCAGGATTTTATACTTTGGGACAGAGGCGAACGGACAGAAGGCGGCCCGCACAGGCTATACACCTGGAAACAATATCTGAAATTAACCAAACGCTTGACCAGTGGTCTGGTGTCATAACAGAAAAAGATAAGATTATGGGTTCTGCACCAAGTCCGCCGCAACCGCCAACTCCGGGTGAAGCCGCGCAAGCCGCAGTTGGGACTGCTGGCGCCGGCGAGATGATGTCTATCGCTAATCAGCCGGTTGAACAATATGCCAATCTCTATACGAGCGGTCAGTTGGGGCCAAATGAAATACAGACCCAGCAAGCGCTCGCAGACAGGGCTGCTTATCAGGGAGCTGTCGCGCAACAGGACATTCAGAGTCGCGTTGATCCGCTGGCCTATGCCCAGCGCCAGATGCGGTTGCAGGCCGATACAGCGCGGCTGGCCAGGATCTACGGCACTGACCCAAGCGCATTTTCGTTCCGTGGTCCAAGCGCATATCAGGTGCCGGGAGTATCAGGTGCACCCTCTTTAGCTAACTTGACTCAAGCTGGTCAAGCAATCGCCGGTAATCTCTCTACAGCCAGTGTGAATGCCGGCGGCGGTGATCCTCGACTGACGCCGGGTAGTGCGCAGGATCTACCGACGCAACCCGCGTCACAAGGATATTTTACTTAAAGGAGGGCGTATGGCAGCTCAGGTTCCGGTTCCTACAGCGACGGTCGGCAACAAGAACTATTTTACCGGTCAGACGATCAATTATTCCGGCTCTCCATACACGCCGCTTTATGACCAGACTGGAACGCTGCAAGGGTTCAGCAACAATGCAGGCGCTTTTGTCGATCCGAACTCGGCGTTAGCCGGATTGGTTGCGCCAAAGATCGATGTCAGCGGTGCGGCGGGCGGCGGCGCTGCGGCAGGTCCGGCCTCTTACCTGAATCCGACTCCAGGCAATACGAACATGCCGGCAATCATGCCGGGTAGCGGCGCTACCCACATGTATTATTCGACTCCCTCAACCGGGCCAGGCGCGGCGGCTTACGATCCTAATACGTACTCGATGGCGGCGGGCGCGCAGAACCTTTTCGGGGGCACCCCTTACATGGGCTACCAGATCTATCAGGCTCCTGGTGGAATGGTGGCGGCATATGACCCGAACACCGGCACTTTCGGACGACTGCAAGGCAATAGCTACGTGCCGATGAGTCGCGACGAGGCGACCCAAGCGGGCTTGATCAGCGCGACGACTACGCCGGCATTGCCTGAACAGAATGCCCTCGGGATGATGGGTCAGATCGATCCGACCGGGGAAGCGTTGCGCCAATCGCTAGGTCAAAGCTATCTATCGACTTTGGGCCAAGCGCCCATGCCAACGGCGCCGACCATGGCGCAAGGCCCATCATTCGCTGGTGGCCAGGCACCTGCGGCTGGCGATGTCCAGAGTTATCTAAATCTGTACAAGCAGATCGATCCACAAGGTTACGCGCAACGCCAGGGAATGGCACAGCAAGTCGGCGATTACGTAACCAGGGTGACTGGTCAAGCTCCGAGTAGCGCCCAGGATGCTTTAGCCAAGTATTCCCAACTTGATCCGGCAGGATACGCGCAACTCGGTCAATTAGGTGGAGCAATGGGTTCGTATTTGAGCAGTGCCCAGCAACAGGCTGCTTTAGGTACGCAGCTTGATCCGGAAACGGTTCGCGAGATTACGCAAGCCACTCGACAAGGCCAGGTTGCGCGCGGGAACGTTTACGGCACACCTCAATTGATGCAAGAAGCCATCACTCGCGGTCAAGCTGGCCTGGCAATACAACAACAGCGGCAAGCGGCTTTAGGGCAAGCAACTCAAGGGATGCAGAGTTATTTAGGCAGTGGTCTCACCCCTGGCGAATTTGGACAAAATCTTTATCAGCAGGGTTTAGCTCAGCAGCAAGCAGCTCTTGGAACACAGCAAGGCTGGTTGTCGAGCGGGCAAAGTTTAGGCGATATCGCCAACAATCTGTATCAACAGGGGTTTGCTCGCAATTTGGGAGCTTATCAGGCTCAACAGCAAGCGGCCATCGCGCAAAATCAACAGGCACTAAACCTTTATCAGTCGCAGTTGGGGGCACGCAGCGGAGCGCAGCAGGGTGCACTTGGTTATCTTGGCAGCGGCCAGACACCCCTGGGAGCAGCGACCAGTTATATGGGGATGGGTGAGCAGGCGGCTGGGGCTGCGGCCCAAGGCGGTACGCAATATAATCCGGCCAGTCTGAGCCCGACCTACACGGGTGCAGGCGCATCACAATTCCCGCAATACGGAATCGATACCAGCCAGCTGGCCAATCAGTGGTACAACAGCCTGGGTGCATACGGCGGCGGAATGCCAACGAGCGGAGGCAATCTTGGGAAGGCCGCTGGCTCTGCTGCGACCGGAGCCCTGTCTGGGGCGGCTAGCGGAGCCGCACTCGGAAGCGCCGTGCCCGGAATCGGCACGGCAGTGGGAGCCGTAGGGGGAGCTTTAGTGGGAGGTTTAGGAGCAGGTGCTAGTAGCTATTATTCGTGAGCCCTTATTGGAGCATTAAATATGGCAAAGAAGAATTGGATCGCGGGAGCAATCAAGTCACCGGGAGCACTTCATAAACAGATGGGTGTGCCTGCGGGTACAAAAATTCCGGCTAAGAAGCTCGCAGCGGCAGCGAGCAAAGGCGGCAAGCTGGGTAAACGTGCGCGACTGGCTCAAACGCTGCGCAAGCTTCACCCATGAAAGCGCTCTGGTACTGTTGCTATTGGCTGGTGATCTTCGGCGTGACCTTACGCGTGCTCCTAAAGATCGAAAACAATACGCGGCCACCGTTAAGGAATTATGCCAAGCAAGACACAGAAGCAGAGGCGGCTCTTTGGGGCGGCATTAGCCGCTAAGCGCGGAGCGAAAAGCTTTCCGGAAGCGCAAAAGATTGCCGGCCAGATGACGGAGAAACAGCTGGAGGATTTTGCCCGTAAGCCGAAGAAGAAGAAGGGCTATCTATGATCGCCGCGCTGATTCATCTGCTGATCGTCATTATTATTCTGGGCTTGGTGTTTTGGCTCTTGTGGTGGGCGTTGTCTTATCTTCCGATGCCCGCTCCCTTCGCACAGATTGCTCGATTCCTCGTTGTGCTGATTTTCGCCCTGATTCTGATCTACCTTTTGTTACCACTAGCTAACGTGAGGATGTAACCTATGGCTGCTGCACCTGTCGTTCGACCTTCCACATTAAATTTAAGACGACCCTATCTCCCGCGACGTTATGGGAGCCCTTACGGTCAACCCGCCGCGGGTAGCGGCATAAATGTCGGGCAGATCGGCAAAGGGATTAGCGACCTGGTAGCCGCGATCCAGAAAGGGCAGGCGGCAGAGAAGCTTCGGCAGCAACAAGACCAGCAGAACGCCATCGCGAACCGGCTCATGAACACGTCTAATCCGATGCTCGGCACGGTTGCTCCGCGCGCGGCTCTGGTAGCGCCAGGGGTTAACCCGGCGACTGGCGCCGCGAATGTTCTAAAGGCTGGCGTACCAACAACCGGTACTGCGCCGATTACGGGCGGGGTAAACGAAATCGCGGTACGCCAACAATTAATTAATCAGGCTATTGAGGAAGCCAAACTGCGCGCTGCCTTGGGGGGCGGTGGGGGCGGTGGTGGTGGTGCCAGAGGACCGGTCGGGCCTGCGGCAGGCAGTAGATCAGGCTGGGCGCGTCAAGGGGTTGGTGGTGCTGCTGGTGGTGGCGGCCGTGCTGCAACTAGCGGTGGTGGCACTCGCGCTGCTGCAGGTAGCGGTGGAGGTGCCGGAAAAGCCGGAGCGGTTGATACCAATGCGCCACAGAATCCGGCTCAATACAATTTCAACACGCTGAGCAACCAGTTTGATACGCAGCAAGGCCGCAAAGGTGCGTATGCCGAGATATCGCCTTTCCTCAACAATGTTCACCCGGCTTATGATCCAAAAGATCCGAATCAAACGCCTCCGGACACAGGTTTATGGATGAATGCTAAGGGCGGGCTCGACTATTACCAGGACGGCAAGTTGAAAACCAGTATGATGGGCAATGATGCCGATTACTGGTTGCAACGGTTTAATACCGCCAGAAGCAATGCTGGCATGGACCCCATTCATACGCCACTGCAAGGCAGTGGTACTCCGGATGATCCGTACATTCTCAAAAATTCCTGGGATTTAGGCAGTGTGCCTTATAACCAGTACTTTACGACGATCGATAGTCCAAAGGTCGGACAGAAGTTGAGACGTGAAGATATCCCGAAAGAGGCACTTGCTTCAGCGGTGGGCCTTGGCGGCAGCGGCGGTGCAGGCGAGGATTATTTCAGCAGTTACAAAGGTGCCACCGGAGGCCGGACGACTGGCCCGGATTTACCTGCGCCGACTCCTTTGGCGCCTGAGACTGGCTACTCAGGGTATGAAGCGTCGTTTGGCGCGGAAGGCCTCGTGCCATCTCCTACCGCCGATTTTGGTGATCCCTTTGCGTCGAGGTTCAATCAGCCGGTGCCGCCGACGGTTCCGGACGATCAAGCTTATACGTCAAGGTACAATCCGCCGACGTTGCCCGCGACCGATGAGCAAGCGCAAACGGCGAGATTCAATCCGCCAGTGGCGCCGCCATCTAGCGTGACGCCTGATGACCAGGCCTATGCGCAAAGGTTCAATCCGCCAGTACCTCCTGCCGCGGCGCCAATGAATACCTTGACCAACGAATCGGTGGGGGCGCCAGCGCCAGATGTAGCGTCGCCATCTTCGGATGTTAATTCCCAACTGAATTCGTATCTGTTAATGGGCGGTACATGAAATGGCCTCACCGGATACTGATACTGATACCGATACTGAGGCTCAGGTAGATACCGAGGAAGCGCCGCAGGCGGATCAAGAGTTTCAGCCTGCAGGTAATGCGGCGGTAATCCGCTGGCAAGACGCTCAGCCGCCAGCCGATCAAGTCGATCAAGCCGCGCAACCTGCTGAAGAACCGGAATACCAGCCTGCGGGCAAGGCGGCCGTCGTCAGGTGGCAACAGCCGCAAGCTCAGGCTCAGCCGCAACCGTCGCAACAGTCTGATCAACTGGCGGAATTTTTCCCTAGCGAATTCCCGGCATCACCAGGGGCGCCCGCGGAGGCGGCACCAGCGGGTGGGTCGCAAGAGCCCGCGATTACAAATCAGGCTCGTTATTATACGCCCTATGATGGTACGCGGCCTATCGATGCAATCATCCTGCACTCGAGCGATGGGCGCACGGTTGCTGGTGACGTCAACACGCTGGCAACGGGTGATCCAGATCACAAGGTTAGCGCGCATTACTACACGACTGCTGATGGGCAATCGCTACATTTTGTCAACGATAACGATATAGCGTACCACGCCGGCGCGACTAGCGGAAAGCTGGCAAACTACAATAACGAAAACACTATCGGGATTGAGCAGCAGCATGTTGATGGAGAACCCTGGAAAGATTCTCAGGTTCAGGGTACGGCTCAAACCGTTGCTGATCTTCTACGCCGTTATCCAAATTTAGATATAAACCACGTTCTAGGGCACTCCGATATCGCTCCAGAGCGAAAGCAAGACCCGCTCAATTTTCCCTGGGACACGTTTCGTAAATATGTAGCTCAGGATCTAGCGCAAGGAGCAGGGGGGACGCCAGCGCAACCATCTGCGGCGGCGCAACCTTCCAGCCAGCTGGCTGATTTTTTTCCCAGTGAGTACGGGCCGCCTCCGGAGGCAACTGCAGCAGGTCCGCCCAAAGCGCAGCCGGTTCCAGGCGGACCTGTGCCACGTGCACGGCCCGCAGCTCAGGGGGCAAATGGACTCTACGACTACGAGAACCCGCAAGATTTCGTTACTGGCCCGGCAACGATATTCGGTGATAAAAACGATATTGCAAGTGGTCAAGACAGTGGCGTTGGTGCGCCCCGTCTCGGCGGTTTACCCACGACAGACATATACGGCGTAGCGGTGCCCGAATGGGTTTTAAGGTCCAGATTAGGCAATAGTCCAGCGGCTTGGCGCAAGGCGCGTATGGATGTTGTCGATCCCTCTAGCGGTAACAGGTTACGGGTTCCCATCGTTGACTTGGGGCCGAGCTCTGCTCAGGAAGAGAAGGGGATTGTGGCCGATCTTACCCCCGGCGTAGATAAATTCTTCAACAATCAGGGCGGCGGCAAAAATCTCATGTTCAATCTGGTCAGAAATGCTGGACCGGACGTGAACAGCAATACGCCAGAGTGGAACAACGAACAGGCGGCGATCGCGAGCGGGATAGATGTCGGACAGACGTCCAAAGCCGCGCAAACTTATCCGCCAAGAGGACGTGCCGGCGGCGGTGCTGCCGCTCCGGCAGAGCAGCAAGCCTGGGGGGTTCGCTTGGTTGATGACGCCGAGATTGAGGGGGCGCGTCAAGCGACGCAGCAACAGAAGCAACAGCAAAATCTCGATGCGTTGCCAATCTTGAATAATTTGCAGCAACAGAACCCGAATCCGGCCGCTATGATAAAGGTGTTAAGCCAGCCGATCGAGGGTGTTAGCGACGATACTCGCAACGACTACCTGGCCAACTATAAGCAGCAAGCAACCAAACAAGCGCAGGAATTCTATAACGAACCAGATCCGGACAAGGCATTAGCTAAAGCGACCGGCAGCGTTGGGGTGTTTGGGTTAGGTGCAGATTTCTGGCACAAGATTATAGCCGGAGCACAGGAATACCAGTTGCCTGCCGCACAAGCGGGTCCGTACGGCACAGCTAAGAACGATATTAATTCATTTTTTGGCAAAGCAGGGATTACTGGTGATGCTGATCAGCACGCTTTCTTAGCCAAAATGGCTACGATGTCGCACGATGAACGCGAAAAAGCGATTGCGGCTGTGTTGCCTCCATCTATTCCAGGGGTAACCATGGATTTAGGGCCATCCACTAATCCTGAGTATCTATCAAGAGCGTTCGATAAAATATTTGATCCTAATTTTGAACAGCAACAAAACCAGGAAATTGCCAGGATCAAAGAGAACGTATCTAAAAACCTG